GTCTGGGAAATTCACTCTGCCATGTTCATCAATTCTCCATCCCCACCTGGCTATGTGCTCTTGTGTCAATCCTTCTACTGTATTTATCCTAGGTACAAGGAACATATCCACCATGGGATTTTGTTCTAATAGGGATGATAGATTAGATATCAAGTACTCGTTTGGCACCTCATCTGCGTCTATAAAAAGAATATAATCCTTTTTGCAGACATTCTTTATATTGTTCTTGAAAGTGGCAAAATCTTTATTTAGAGGAAATTCTATAATAGTATCGAAATAACCCAATCTATGGACTAAAGCTCTTACATCCTCAGTTGCATTGGTATCTAACTGAACCACTATCTCATCTCCTTCAGATTTATGATTGTGTAACTGAGTAAGTAATCTTTTCAGTTCTTTGTATTCATTGCACGCCGTGATAGCATACGATATTGTTGGGATCATTATTTTTTTCTTTTTATAAAAAGTAAATTTTTCTTTTCATCCTCTTTCATTTCGTATTCAGATTTATTTAAAATAGAATTTAGTGCTATTCTATATAATCTATATCTAATTTCATCTGTAGGATCTAATGTTATATAGTCTATTCCAAAATGATCTTCATACGATTTCATTAGTGGAAGTATTTCTGTTATAAAAATCTTAAGATGAGTGTTGAATACTTTTTCATCTGTATACGGTGGTTTATCATATCTAGGTTTATTATCCTCTTCTACCCAAAAAAACTTTATAGTGATTTGCTTGTCTTTTACTCCTGGATTATAGTTTACTTTTGTGTAGTGTTTTATATTGTTCTTGTCTATAAATGACCATATCGATGAACCTTCTTTTTTGTAATCATATGTATTATCTATATCTATATTTTCTCCTATTAGAGTATAAGATTCTAATAGTATCTTTTCTAGTATATTAGATAATGTAAAACTAGATTCTGATTGAAGATTACTTAATTCTTGGGTTTTCACGCTTGTATGTTTTCAAGTTCAAATAACCCCAGCTCATCACATGCATCAAAGAATCCATCTTGTCCATGATTCTGTAAGCTCTTTGGATCACTCTTATGCATCTGTCCTTTGAAACGTGGATTCTTCATCTCCTTCTTTGTAAGTGGAATTGATTTTATACTTGCCCATTGCCAGTTGTCTTTTGACTTTCCATTGACAAATACTACACCTTTTCCTGGAGTATTGATCACATTTGGATACCATACTCTCTTTTGCTCATCAATATACTTCAGGTCTTTGTAAAGTTCTGGCATTGTCTCTTCAAATGATGCAAAATCAAAGTCTCCTTCTATCATCATATCATTTGCAAAGAATCCGCAATTGAAACAGTTATACGCCTTCTTAGTCTCATTTATGTCTTGTGTATAACATGACTCAAGAGCTTTACACTTTGGGCATGTTGTTAAATTATCTATCATTTTATTCTGCTTTTTTAAGTTGAGGTAGAGATATTTTCTTCAATGTTGGAAGCTTAAGAGTTACTGGTTTTGGTACTGCATCAAGATATGTGCCCAGCTTTGTCTTCATAGCATCGAAAGAGAAGTTTGTCTTTACAAAGTGTGATTGTCTTTTTGCTGTATCTATATATTTGCTATAGTTCTCAAACATGTCTTTCATCTTATCAGCAGCATACTTCATATTTGGAGTAAACCACTTAGATCCTTGTATCAACATATTTTGTGCTTGCGCTGATGGATGAATATCTGTGAGCTCACCTGGTACTAACACTGCATATTCTGGATTACAGAAGTCCATATGTCCTGACCATGCTGATACTAATGCTGGTTTCTTACTCATATACCACTCGGCTAGAGGTCTGCCAAAACCTTCACCTTTTGTGAGATATATCATTGACTTAATCTTATAGTGATTATAAAGATTATTCATATCATCGTCATATAATTCACCATGTAGTAGGTAAATATTAGGCAGATCTTTTGACTTTATTGTCTTGCGTATTGCATCAATCCTCTCCAAGATCTCATCTCGATCCATGATACTATTTGTGCCTTTTGCTGTCTTAAGTACTAAAGCGGGTTTCTTACTTTGATCTTTGAAAGTCTCTAAGAATGTTTTTATAGTGAGTCCTAAATTCTTTCTATCCTCTCCTAAATCTCCTGGCAACCAATGCCCTACAAAAAGAAAGCAATAATGTTCTGGGATGTCATCCAGTGCTGTTACGAGATCAGTTTCTGACATATCTTCATCATCGACATAGTGATACTTAGCAAGGTCAATTCCCTCAAAGAGCACATCAATGGGTCGCTCTAATTTAATAGTCCTTGTTACTTGTCCAGTATTTTTATCTTGTTCATTGAATACTGATTCTTGAAACACTTTCTTTGCATGCTCTGAAGATACCAATGTAATATTCATTCTATTGCATCCGTCTATCCAACTTGGGTCACATGTAGTAGTCTCTATGCCGGCAGTCACACCAATATTGTACTTTCCTACTGGTTGAAATTCATTTGGTACTGTGATTTGTATCCAACAATCTGGTTGCTGTGTAAGTTGCGTGATGTACAATGACTTCATCCAACTATATTTATCTTCATGTCGGTTTATATAACCCCAGTTTGTGTTGCCCCATCTTTGTGGTATGATCTTAATATCCCACTCATCTTTTTTAAGCTCATAGAGCGCTGTCACAAAATCTCTGGCTCTTGCACCATACCCACTGAATGTATCAATTGGGCAACTTATAACGCATAACGGTTTTATCATATTTTAATATACTAAAGGATGTTGAATTTTTTTACGTGGTAATTCTGTTATCTTGATCAATTCGAATTGCTTGCGAGGTTTAAATGTGTCAATCGCCTTTTGAAGTGTGTCTGATACTCCATCTGACATTGCTTGAGCTGACATCTTAGATTCTGATGATGTAACCCATTCTCTTCCTGCCATACCAGCCATCATTCTATCTTCTGAATCCATTTCATAAACTTGCTGTATTGCTTTGGCAACGTCTCTGAAATCACATCTATCATCGAATATATAGGGGGTTGGTATTGATCCTACTAGGCTTAAATTACTTGGGAATACTGGCACTGCCCATTTTCCATGATCTTTAAAAGTACCATAGTGATTTGATGGAATTTCCTTGCTTGGAGTAAACCACTTGCCAGTCTTGTCTGTGAATCTCATCTGATCTTGCATGCCTCCTGTGACATTTGCTATGATCATTTTTCCACACATCATTGACTCTGTTAAGCTTAATCCCCAACCTTCATTAGAAGATATAAGAGCTGTTACATCTGCCAAGTTATAAAGAAGATTCATTTGCTGCGGTGTATATCTGTCTTCTGCAAAATAGACTTTCTGGTATGAAGGATCACATAGAAGATCTACGACTTTAGGAAGATCTGTACCATGCTCATCTGTCTTTTGCGTGTGTAAAAGCAGTGCGTATTTCTTTGCTTTTTCTTTGCCTATGCTATCAGTAAAGACACTCCAAGCTGCAATAAGATCTGATGTTGATTTACGTCTGATATTTCTTGCATTATATAAAACTACAAACTCTGGTTCAAAGCTGCCAAATATGCTCTTCTTCATATCCTTAAGAGCTTGATTTGCATCTGTCATAAACTCTGTTATTGGAAAGAATGTTTTATGATCTATACCATGAGGAACGTAGTTAATGATCTTGTCTGCTGCCTTTTCTCCTAACACCAATTCAGTGATCAACTTTGTCTGCTTTGATATACACATAAACGCATCGCATGACTCGTAGTATGATCTATTATAAAGTGGAGCTGGGAAATCATCCCATATAGAGAGGTATGTAATAGGAACTTTCTTTCTGATCTCAGCTTCCATATCAAACAGCCAAACATAATATCTTGGATCTGTGAAAAGCATAATAGCATCTGGCTTCTCTATCTCAATGAGTTGACGTATAAGATCAGGGTTTCCATATCCATCTGTGGGGTATAGGATCACTGAAGCGTCTGGGATTTGAAGTAGATTATTTGTGTCTTGTGAAAGGTCTAATCTTCTACCTTTTTCCGGATGGCTTATACCACCTGCTAATTGTACCCAGTTGAATCTATGTGCTGAGTTTAAGACTATCTCTCTTGACATAGTAGCCACTCCGCTATGAACTCTGAGATCATCGCCTAGAAAAAGAATTTTTTTGCGATCTTCTCTTTTTATGTAACCTTCTTTTATCATATTTAATTTTTATTCTTGCAGTTATCAAAATGGTATCTTGTCATATTAGGTCCATGTCCAGAAGATTTACAGTGGGGACATATTCTAAAACTCTTATATACTCTTTTATATCCAGATTCTCTTTTGATTCTCATCGTCTCTTTTAATTTTTCAACTACTTCTGGTCTTTTCATTACATTCAAATCTCCTAATCTAGATTTGCTAATCTTTTCTCTAACTTCTGGACGTTTTGCTGGATTTTTATCTCCTTGAGCATGTATATTAGGTTTTCCTGTCCTAAAATCACTCATCTTCTTTTTGGCCTCCTCCGTGTGATGTTTATTATACATCCCATTCTTTTCACCTTTTAGTTTATGTCCTTTACCATACATTGGGTTATCTTCACCGTACATTGGATTGCTTGGATATACCTGTCCTCCATCTGTCATATTAACCAGCGTACCTGTTCCTAGATCTGCTCTACCATAGAATATAATCCAAAATTTCTCTTTTTCACAAGCTTCTTCCCAAGTTAACCATTCTTCTGAAATAATTTCTACTTTGTATTCTGCGAGATTGATTATATTATTCCAATGCAAATTTCTATCTTTGCTATGAGCTCGACTATATCTTCCCTTGTCATCTGATCCTATTCCAATATAAAAAACCTCATTCTTGTCCAATCTTACGTGTCGATATACATATGCCATTTTTCTCCAATTCTATAGTTATTAATCTTTCAACAAGGCTCTTTAACACAAGACAATTATCTTTACAGTGCTTTTTCAAGCATTCATGTAAATCTATATCGATCTGTATGGGTTTTCTATCTTGCTGCATCATTAATAAATATACAAAAGTTTATAATAATATACTAAATTGGAAACTTATTTTTTATACTTTAAACCTAGTATAGACGATCCTATTTCATGATCTGGAAATGCTGCTTCATATAGAGTTCCGTATTCTTCTGGGTGAAATCTAATCAATTTTACCTCTCCATGAGAATCTGTTACATGTTCAGATAGCATACCCACCAATAATCTGTCTCCTGGTAATATAGGACGACCGCTATGAAATTCTTTTACAGATAGAGAATCTATAACATCTTGGGTTAGCGGCTTTGATCTATCTATGTGGTCTTGTATGAGTTCTGAGTTTTTCATGCCTTATTATAATTTTGTAATTTTAATTTGCTCTACGAATGCACTTCCAGTATAGTATGTATTGTATGTGCTGTGAATCTTATGTCTAAATTCTGAATCTGTGATATAAAGGAATAGCGCTCTTTCTGTTAGGTCTTGCAAATACATTTTGTTGATCTTGGTTAACACTCTGAAGTCCTCATAAATATCCTTTGGTACTTTGATCGAGGTAAGTGTTCTTTCTTGTAATTTCATGCTTTTATCTATAAATATACATAAAATGTTTACAAAATATATTTTTAAGATATTTTTTTATCGCAAAGCTCTTTATTATCTTTAAATGGACAGTACTTGCATCCATCGAGATTTTTAGGATATCGTTTGTCTATATGCTTGCCATCTAGAGTAAATGCATCTTTGACGAATGCTTTAAGATCTTCGACTGCCTGTTTCATTTTGATCTTGCCTTGTGTTGGTTTGAATATCTGAATCCTCTTTATTGGAAATTCAGCATCTGCATATACCTTACGTCTAACAATAAAGAACTCAACATCTATCATATCAGGATCTATACCAAGTTTCTTTGAGTAAAAATGCTTATAGAAAAGTACTTGATTAATTTTAGTCTGATCTTTCTTATCTTTATCTTTCCAACCAGATGTACTAGTCTTAATATCATACACCTTGTACTTACCAGTAGTTTTATTTTTCATGATCAAATCTATACTACCTATGATCAGCACATTTGGAATCTCATCTACTACTGGTTCTGTTATCTGGATCTCAATACCCACTAATTCTTCATGCTTAAGACTAAAATGCTCAGATCTTTTTTTCTTGATATATTCTAATATTGCAGTACCATCTTCTATAAACTCCTTGAATATCTCAGGCTTTACGAAATGTTCTCCTTTATTTTGCTCTAGCGCTTCTTTGTAATTCTCAATCATGCGAGTCTTAAAGAAATCAACTAGATCTAATGAGTCAGCTGCTTTGCCTGAGACTGTATACATAACATTGATATAATGCTGTACTGCCTCATGTAAACTTGTACCAAAAAGTAAATGTATACTTTGTTCGAATTTCTTATGCTTCTTCACATACTGGAGATACCAAGAATATGCACAAGATTTATATAAGGAATATTGTGAATATGAAACTGCTTTCTGAAACGAGAAGTCTATCGGATAGTCTTGCTTAGGCATCTTGCTGAGTCTGTAATTCTTTAGGAAGAAAGTCTTGATTTACATGCCCACACTTAGCACAAACAAAGGTTGGAATTGGAATGATTGCATCTTGAGGTGTGCCTGTTATAAACTTTGATGCTTTTCGAATCATAATGCCCTCTGTGAAGATTTGACCTTGACAGTCATCACATGTAATTGCTGTTGTCTTGTCTAATGTAACATTGAGTTGTGGAGCTGCTTGTCCACCTAATGGTTTTTGCATATTATATCTTTTAAGAAAAGTAATTAAATTATTTGAAAGTATAAAGCTTATCTTATGAGTATTGCTTTATTTTATTGATTAGCATTGCTTTTGGCATTGCTCCTATAGTCTTGCCTACTTGCTGACCATCTTTAAGGAATATTAATGTTGGCACTGATGTTACTCCATATGAAGATGCCATCATTATATTATCTTGGGCGTCTATATAACTAATATCCGCGCCTGTCTCAGAAGCAGCTTGTTGTGCTACTGGTTTGAATGTTGCACATGGTGCACATGTTTTTGTCGAAAAATAAAGAATGCTTATCATTTTGATTCTAATATTGATTTAAATTTGAAATATGATTTATGCTTTTCTACGCCTGGTATATCCCAACCATTTTCGAAATCTGCTATAGTATGATGTGGTTTAATATAGTATTGCCATATTGGATTCTTTATATACTTCAACCATACACACAAAAGATCTTCTAAGTCCATTGGTTTCATATTATATCTTTCGCACAGCTTCATAAAATCTTTATACTTAAATCCAGGTTTTAAAATCTTCATCGATGCTGTGGCTGTAGGTCCAAGTTTACAATCTGACCATTCATCTATCTCAAATAAGCCTTTAAGTTTGGTATCAAGATTTACGTAATTTGCAAGATCAGCTGCCATTAGAAGATAGTGGAAATTAAATGCATGCAGATTGTGTTTCTTATTGTATTGATTCATTACGTCTACAATGCTACCTACACTAGTACCAGGTTTAATTTTATCAATGATATGATCGGCCCATGGTTCAAAGTGATTAATAACCAAATCTTTAAGAGGATATCTTGGGGGTTGATTCACACAGCAACTTACAAAGTTACCTTGATCTTCTTTCATAAACTTATAGAAATCTTTGTATGAGCCATAGTTTTGGAAGTTCAATAAGATTGTATTATTATATCCGTGATTGTATTGATTTGATGTGCCTGATCCAAATATCCTATGTGAATATATCAAAAAGAGATAGTCATAAGTTCCCCATTCTGGATTTGCAATTGGTTTATAGATATCCCATGTTAATGAATCTTGTTGCATAAAATAATCCTCAAGCAAGAAAATGAAACCTTCAAATCTTCTATCAATATTGTGGAATAGATTCACGTTATCGATATACCCATCTCCAGTATTAAACGCGCGTTGCTTTGTATCTATAAAAACTTTTTCTGTCTTTCTATTAATATCAATATAATAATCCAAACATTCTAAAGCTTTAGGATTATATCCATTATGGTCTAATATAATATTCATGTTTGATTTTTTTTCTTTGTCTTTTATTAGATACACACTTGATGAACCTGGAATAATCTCTTCACTATATGGTACTGGTTCTGCCTCATCATGATATTCTTCTGTTTGGCATTGATAGTCTTGTGATGAAATAGGTCCTGATACATGCATTGGAATCTCTGGAATATCTGAGTATTTCATATAGCTTGTACTTGGCTTAATCTTATCAAAATGTCTCTGATACACGTGTAAATTTGTAATAAACCAATGCATATCTCCCATTGCAGTATTTGTATCAAAGCAAATTTTACTCATAAGTTTTGCAAAAGTATACTGATCATTACAAAATCCAAACCAAAGATCTATGCTTCTTGCGAATACTGTGAGATTTAATTTACCATCTACTATTGTAAAATTAAGTACAACGTTACACGGAGTATCTGCGGCATATCTCTCTAGCTCATTTATATCATAATGAACTACCATCGCTCTTCTTGAATTAGGATTACTCTTGAGCTCCTGAATAGCACGATCTAGCTGCCCATTCTTATTCCAAAAGTAACCATAATTTGAATTGACTTCTGTAGTACCAGGCACCATCATATTTTTCCAGATCTTTGCACGTTCAGATATTTCAGATGCATCTCGATTTCCAGTTAAATACCAATGCCACTCATATTCAGCATAATCTATATTGAATTTTCTTTCTGGCTCTGTAATAATCATCTGTATTGGATTATCCAAAGTAAATGATTTATTGAATAGGGCTTTTGTACCTGAAAAGTCTTTGCCTATAGACATAGCTTCTAAGTAAAGCTGCTTAAATGCTTCGTTTGCGTTTTTAAACTTCATCGTATGATTTTAATTTTTTTCTAGTATCATCCATAGAAAGTACATTATAGTTGTCTTCGGCTTTACCAACAAACATTTCTTCATACTTAGTAAAAAACGGTAGAAATATTACAATGCCACCTTTTTCTTTCATCCAATTCATCTCTTTTGCTATGCCTGCTCCAACGCTATTGTCTCCAAATCCAAATGCAAATAGCATATCACAGCTTTGTATGATTGGTTTAAAATAATCCATACCTTCTTTTTTAACTCCTATTTGATGGATCTCTTGGTTTGGATTTATTATTTCGTAATTTTCACTATACTTCTCAAGAAAGAATTTCTCTATAATAGTATTGTATGTATTAATTGGATGAGCAAAATACATCCGTTTTTTATTTTCTGTCATATTGTGAAATATCTATAAATTTTTTAAGAAAGTCTATACCATCTGTCTTTCTGTACTCTTGAAAATAAAGTACACGTTTTATTCCAGATTGTAGTATTAATTTTGCACAGTCAACACATGGACTCAGAGTTAAATAAAGTTCTGCTCCTTCAACTGCATATCCAGATCTTGCTGCTTTGAGAATTGCATTCATTTCAGCGTGTATAACTTCTGGTAATGTAATATCGTTTCTTTCACAACAATTATCCATGCCAGCTGGAGTACCATTATATCCAAATGCTATGATATTATTATCTTTTACTAAGACTGCGCCGACTTTTGAACGTTGACAATGAGATAGTGTTGAGACGTCTTTTGCAATATTGATATAAACTTTATCGAGCTTTTTTTGCTTATCTACCATGATCTTACTCTTCTGCCTTTTGCAATAGCTGTCTGATGTTTTATTGTGTCTCCTACATTATACTTTTCACAACTGTCGATGAATGAACTTTGTCCACTATTCCAGTAATATGCGCATCCTCCGGGTTCTACTTCGATTTTATCTACTACTGTCCATACGCAAAATTTATAACCATTTGTTCTAATCTTGTTGAATTTATGTATTGTACAAGATGATAGCAGAGCAATGCTCAATGCTGCGAATACTATTCTTTTCATAACTTCTATTTTAATGAATTCCAGTTGATCCAAATCCTCCAGAGCCACGTTCTGTCTCTATATCATCAAGAGACTCAACTACTTCAATACTATCATAATTCATCTTAATAAGAATAAACTGAATTAGCTTTTGACTTGGATTTATTAATGTGGTTGTTTTTCCTGAATTAAATACGTGGATATGAATTTCTCCAGTATAATCCTCATCTACCACCTCTGCCCCCTTTGTGAGTTTATTCTTTGTTGCAATGCCAGATTTATTGAATGCTATTAATGCATATCCTGGTGGTACTTGTACTTTTATACCTGACGGAATTAATGCATCTTGCCCAGGTCCTAAAAGAATTAGCTCCATATCATCAGGAGTATAAAAATCAATACCCGCACTCTTGCTTGTGCCTCGAGTTGGTGTTTTTACTGGTTTAATTTTTTGGATTTTCATTTTTTTCTATTTTGTTTTTTTCTCTTAGTACTGTAAAATAAGTTCCTATAAAACCACCTATAAAAGCAGCAAATAGTAAAGTTCTATCTCCAATATAATTTATTGTAGTAAAAGCCCCAAAGATCATTATCATTGAGCCCCATATTGCTGATTTTAGAGGATCATGTTTTCCTACGTAAATAAAATATTTTGCCCAACATACATCTACAAAAAACATAGAAATAATAACCCCTAAAAATTTTAGTATATAAGTTACTTCCATTATTTACTTTGTTTTATCGTAATCTTCTTTGTAATGTTCTACCATGGCTGTAAGATATGCAATGGCATCTAAAATGTTATCATATTTTTTTGAGTATGATTCTCTTGACATCTTTAAAGCAACCATGCAGAGATACATGTCCTTTGCCGTGATATCTTTTCCTGTCATAGTAGAAGCTAATGTTGCAGCTTTTTCCATGCTCTCTTTCATTGGACCGTATTTTCTTCCAGATTCCTCTGCTCTACGATATACAATATCTTGTGCGTGTTCTAAAATGTTCATAATAGAATATAACGATGTTGTGGAAATTAAGAAAGTATATCTTGTAAGTATGGAAAGTATTTTGGCTTTAAATGTACTGATTGCTTTGATTCCAATATCTCTAGCATTGCTGTACCATCTTCGTCTATCCAATTTTCTGGCCATGATATAAAATTAAGTCCTGATTCTGCTATAATATTATTTGCTATTTGTCTTAATTCCATTCTCTGCTGACGTGATCCAAAGAATGGTTGCTTTTTATATAGCCCAGTTCCAGGTATTTTACGTGATTCATGTTCTACTGGAAGTAATTGAATCAATGTTGGATTATTGAGTTCTTTTGCTAGGTTTACGTATTTTGTAAATAATTTTTGTGTTGCTGCTACTGGATCTGATTGACGAGCTAAATGAAATCTCAAATCTATATTCCCAAAGTAAAGCACAACATTACCTGGTCTTACTTGATTTATTGCCTGAGCATTTGCATGTTTCAACCACCCAAATAAAGTCTTACCGGGATTAAAACTTAGCGCATATCCAGGTCTCCATACTGATAATGAATGTGAGTCTCCAATGACAATATTTGGGTTTGGTTTTGAGAAATAATCAACGGCTTTATTTGTATGCCATGGCCAATGAGAAGTTTGAATTTTAATTCTATTATTGAACTTAAGAAAATCAAAAGTCTTATTGACAAATTCTATCTCCCCAGTATATTGAGATATAGCCGTCATCTTTTCTGTGTGAATTGGTTGTGGTCCTCCTGGAATATTAAAGCTGCCATCTGTGAAATTTACTCCTTCACATATATACAACTTTTCATATTGACTCCACGTATTGGGATCTGGATTTACGTCTATCTCATCTTGTGGATTAAGATCTTTGACCATCTTTGTTGTGATGATCCCGTAAGCACCACCCTGCGAATTTAGAGTGGAGCCTACGTTTCCCATTATTGATATTAGTGCTGCTTTCATAACCTTATCTTTTTATTAATCTACTACATTCCTGGCATTCCTGAAAATCCATCTGCTGAGTTTTCTTCTTTTTCAGACTTCTTTTCTAAAACCACAGATTCTACTGTGAGGATTGTGCCTGCTACTCCACTTGCATTTTTGATAGAAGATGTTACTACCTTTGTTGGATCTAAAAGTCCTGCTTCTATACCATTGACAATACACTTATTTTTTGCATCATAGGTAGTAAATTGATCATCTTTTAAATTTATACTATGGAGAATCTCATACCAAGTATCAACACCTGCATTTGAAAGTATCTTTTTAAATGGTTCATGACAAGCTTCTTTGACAATATTAAAACCAATCTTCTCATTTTCTTTCCAATCCAATGTTTTATTCTTCATGGCCGTGATTGCTTTAATAAGAGCTATACCGCCACCTGGAAGTATACCATCTACTAATGCCGCCTTTGTAGCAAGCAGTGCATCTTCTACTCGATCTTTCTTCTCTTTCATCTCAATTTCAGAATTGCCTCCTACATTAATGATTGCTACTCCACCAATAAGTTTACCAAGACGTTCTTGTAGTTTCTCCTTTTCAAAGAAAGACTGTGCTTTATCTATCTGGTCTTTGATTTCCAGTGATCTTGCTTGTATTACTTCTGCATCTCCTTTGCCATCTACGATTGTTGTGTCTTCCTTGCTTACTGTTGCCAATCTTGATTTTCCTAGGAATTTATCCATGTCTTGAGGTGTTATTTTGTCAAGCTTATGACCTTTGCTTTTTGATAGCACAGTACCACCTGTTAGTATTGCCATGTCCTCAAGAAGCAATGTACGACGATCACCAAAGTCTGGAGCTTTTACTGCACATACTTTTACAACACCTCTCATCTTATTAACGATCATTAGTGCTAGTGCTTCATCTCCATAATCTTCTGCTATGATAAGGATTGATTTATTCTCTGAGTTTGCTTTTTGTAGGAATGGTATGATCTCAGTTGCTGCATTGATTCTGCCATCAAATAAAAGAATATAGCAATCTTCAAGGACAGAGGTCATCGTAGTATTATTTGTCACGAAATATGGGCTCTTATATCCTCGGTCAAACTGCATACCCTCTACAACTTCGAGTGTAGTCTCCCCTGTTTTTGACTCTTCAATTGTGATCAGACCCTCACGGCCTACTTTATCTATTGCTGCAGAGATTAATTCTCCCACCTCAGAGTCATTATTGCCTGAGATTGTTGCAACCTGCTTGATCTGATCCTCTGTGCTTACATCAACTGAAAACTTCTTCAACTCCTCAATGACCATTGCAACTGCCTTGTCTATACCAAATTTTACTTCTACCGCATTAGTACCTTGGCGAATCTCTTTCATTCCCTCTTGGATCATCTTTGTAGCAAGCAGTGTTGATGTTGTTGTGCCATCTCCAGCTTCATTTGCCGACTTTATCGATACCTGCTTCACCAATTGAGCACCTACATTCTCTATTTCATCTTCTAATTTATGGAAATTTCTAGCGACGGATACACCATCTTTTGAAATTTTAGTTTCTCCAGTAGTAGAATCCACCAATATTACATTTCTTCCTCCGGGACCCAGAGTTGATGATACCGTGGTATTTAGTTTTTCAATACCAGCAAGAAGTTTTTCTTTTAATTCTTGTCCCGCAAGACTTTGTGTTTTACTCATAATTTATTTTAATTTAAAATTCTAAATTTATTTTCTTTAATCCATTTAGTTACTGTACTTGGTGATACCTTAAAATATTCCGCCGCTTTTCCAGCATATTCAAAAATTAATCCACTTTCTATATGTTGTAATTTTTTTCTATTATATGCAGTTTTACCAAACATAGGATGTTTATCTCCTAATCTTTTTCCTCTAATAGCATCTCCTAATTTTTTCTTTGTTTCATTAGATAAAGTTTTTCCTAATTGAGATTTACTTATTTTATCTAAAGATTTTTCAGAATGTTTTTTGCCCTTCATCCAAGTAGTTTTGCCTTTATTCTGAATTCCAAATCTAGATAAATCTCCAGAATGTTTTTTGCCATAAAAGGAATTTAATTCTCCAAATTTTCCCTTTTGAGAAGCCATTTTAACTCTAGATTCCTCAGATAAATTTGGAGTACCATCTCCTCCATCTGTAAGATTTACTAGTGGACCTAATCCTAAATCTCTACGACCTATTTCTTTTATTAATTTCTTTTCTATCTCACAAGCCTCTTCCCAAGAAATATTATCATATAAAATTTTTATAGAGTATTCATGATTTTTTATATAATCTCTCCAAGTTTTTCCTCTACTTTTTTTATCAAAAGCTCTCTTTTCACTTTTACCTATTCCTATATAAAATATCTGATTTGTATCAATCCGGTGATGTTGGTATACTATAGCCATCTTTTTGTAATTTATCTTTAATAAGTTTTTCAACTAATGCTCCAAGAATCAAACAATTAGCCTTACAGTGTTTTTTTAAAATGCTGTGAAGAGTTTTATCTATCTGTATTGATGCGCGTTGATTTTCCATTTATAATAAATATACGAAAAATTGTATAAAATTGTATAAAATTGTATATTATTCTGTCTTATTTAATTTTTCAATGCCGGCAAGGAGTTGTTCCTTTAGCTCTGTTCCGAAAACACTATTTGTTGTACTCATATTCTAATTTAAAACTGCTAAGACTTCTGTCTCTTTTGTGATGAAATAATCCTCTCCTGCGAGGCTGATCTTTGTAGTGCCCATCTTTGGTATGAGAACTATGTCTCCTATATTAAGATTTGATGGGATAGTTGTATCAGAATTGTAGTTATACGTACCTGAAGTTGCTATAACTTCTCCTGATTCTGGACGTTCTTTGCCCATGTCTGGAAGAATGATGTTGCCTACCATCTCTTCTGATGTCTCTACTGGCTTGAGTACAATGTACCCATTTTTCGGTGTGATTTTGCTCATAAAATAATATAAACTTTATTTTTGTAAATGTAAAACTTTTCTTTTCAGTTGGTTAAAGAAACACCCATAACCTATAAGATTTTATAATTTTTCTCCGCAATTTGGACAGAACTTCCAATTTGATTTCTTAATTCTTATTCCACACTCTCCACAGTAATTCCTGATCTCACTTGCCTGTATAGCTTTGAGAGACTCTGGAAGTAGATGGTATTCGTACGTGTAATATGGAGTCTTGTAGAAATCTCCTGTTGTATTTGTAAATTTCTGATTTGATTTCTCACCTTGTATTACTCTACCCGTCTCTACTGAATCTGGCTTTGTCTCATTAAGTAGCCCAGTAGTTCTAATATTTGGACCAGCAAATGTGTTGCTTGAGTTTGAGAAAGATGTAGATGAGTAAAAGCTTGTAGTGCTCTGTCCTATAATGTTTCTAGTTGGAGATTTATATGTGATTGAATCATAGTATACTGGAGGTGCAACAGTTGTAAATCCGCCGGCGATAAACGTTATAATTTCTGGATAAAACTCAACCTTTATTAATCCATTCTTTTCTCTTGCTGATGATGTTTCTTCTACGTCATCTACTTCGAATGTCTTAAAAATGAACTTTGCATTCTCATCGATAAATCTCTCTAAGAATATTCTATCACCAGCTGGAATTACAACGCCTGATTTTGAAACCAACTTGCCGTTGATCCAGATCTTTGCCATATATTTTACTGATGTAGGATTGTGTAATTCTATCTCGAAGTTTGTTCCGTCCTTGAGGTGGATGTTTGTAATGTTGTAGACTTTTAGCCTAGACTTCTTTGATGTGATGTGTGCTTCGGGCCTAGCAAATATGCCATACCTCGTGTTTGTGATGTACATGATTTTCCTTTTTTTATGTGTTAACAATGTTGCCGGTCTTATCGTGGCCTGTGACCACTCAAAGGATATTGCTTCCCAAGATCGACAAAGTTATGGGTGTTTCATCTATAAATATATGTGTTTTATATTCTAATGCGCATCTTTCCAATTTTTTCCTATTGCTGCGGGCGCTTTAAGCATTATGCTGATCTTTGTTGTATTCTCCATGCACTCTTGTACTATTGCAGCGCACTCCTCTGCATGTTGTTCTGGCGCCTCTGTCATAGCTTGTTTGGAGTTCTCTGGAGTGCTTAGAGTCCACTTTGCTTTGCATTCTTCTAGAAATTGTTCTGCTGTTTTCATATTCTTGTTATTAATTCATGTTTATCAACTTTTTCATTGTATCGTAAAATTGGCCATAAGCTGCTCATCATTTCATCATCATACATTATCTCCGAAGCAACTTCTCTGTCTATCCAAACTCTATCAATAGCATATCCACAAGCATTACTGAGAACTAAACTTATACCATATTTTCTCCAGTAAGATTCTGTTATGATGAGTATTGTATATTTTCCTATTTTCTTAATCATTGTGGTTTGTGTTTACAATTGTCAAAATGGAATTGCTTGATTCTAGAAATTTTTCCTATTTTATCACAATATGGGCATTTCACGTCTGCTCCAGAATTTTGTTTTTCATTCCCTATTTTAGACGCCCTCCTTCTATTTTCTAAAACTATAGGATCTAATGCAGCTTTTTTCATATTTTCCTTAGTTCTTTGAATATGATCCTCATCTTGCCACATAGCTTTTAGTTTATCTTTATGAGATTCTGAAAATATTCTACCAGATAGCGCAATACTTTTTTTCATTTTGACCTCTGGGGTGTTTATTGCTTTTTTAGAATTTTCATTATGAGTTTTAGAATGTTTTACGCCCTTAATAGTACTAATAAATTCTTTTCTAACTCTATCATACTCTATAGATCCTCTAATAATTCGTTTAGCTGCTTTATGCATATTACCTAATGAAAATAGAGCATATTTTAATTTTCCAACTAATTCATGATTTCTATATATTTCAATGAGAAGTTTATGACAAATATAGTGTTCTTTTGGAGTTAATAATGCTATATTATTATTATCATAATCTTGATATTTTCCAAGTCCACCTAAACATTTTGGAATAATATGATGTCCTTCATAGTATCCTCCATTTTTATTATGCTCTTTTCTTTTTTCTAATTCTGATTTTGCTCTTTGACAAATTTGATCGTAAATTCTTTGATAATTCATAAAATAAAAGTGGTCCAAAAAGACAAAAAGCCTGCATGCTCTCTATCTTAGAGGACCAATAAGTTTTACTATAGATAACTCATGCAGAAGCTTCTATCTATAATAAATATCATCATTATAATACTAATGACCATCTTTCCAGTTTTTACAAAGTGTTGGAGGAGCTTTTAAATCAATACTTATCTTTGTAGTATTTTCCATACAGTCTTTTACTATTTGCATCGCCTCTTGAGATCTAGAAGACTCTACTTCAGTAATCGTCTGGTCATGAATCTGAGCACAAACCCAACCTTTTATATTACGTTTTTTAAGCTCTCTGTTGATTGCTATAGCTGCTCTGTTTACAATTGATGCTGATAAACCTTGAATTTGTACATTGCGAGAATTATTAACACCGTTGACATAGTCTCTATAAATCTTAGTGACTTTCTCCTTACCATATTGTTTAGATAGCATATTTCTAATCTGCCAATCTAATATTCCATCTCCAAGTGAATCATATATTTTTTTGACTTTACCCAAGTGTCTAATACGTCCTACTTGAGTCTTAACATATCCTAAAGTCTGTGCTTGGTGTTTTGAGTCTGCCATCCACTGTTTTAGTGCTGGAAATCCATTAAGATATCCATCTACTAACACTTGTGCTTTCTTTTGAGGTATACCTAAATTTAATCCGAGTGCAAAAGCTCCCATGCCATAAGGAATTCCAAGTGCATATGCTTTGGCTTTATTTCTAAGCTGTGGTGCATGTTTTCTAAGGAAATTCTCTGCTTTTTTATCTGGAGAATATTGATCTAGCTTTTCTGTCTTTATGGCAATTGTGGAGTAGAAATCCCAATTATTTCTAAAGATATCTTTGAGTCCTTCATCACCTGAAACATGGGCGAATACGTGAGGCTCTAAAGATTCATAGTCACAATCCACGAAAGAGTTTCCAGTATCAGATATGAAAAATGCTCTTACTAAATTTGTATATTCTACGACTATTGGATCATCTTCACCTTCTTCTTTTGGTCTTGGAAGTTGCTGCGCATCTGAGCCATATCTGCCTGATACTGTGCCATGTTGTTTGTAATAAAAATAATATCTACCATCTTCTTGTGCATCTAGAAAACGATCCATGTATGTAGACTTAATCTTTAGTAACTTACCATATATCCTTAGTTTAGATGCCCAAGAATGTTGATCAGCAATACTTTGGATAAGATCATCATCAAATTGAGGTTTACCTTTCTTTGTATTTGATAGAGGTTTTATTCCAAGTGCAGTGAATGCTATGTCGCCCATTTGATCTTTAGACTGTATATTAAAGAAAGTACCATCATTGTCTCTTTTCCATAATCTCATACTTATTTTTTGTAGATCTGCTTCGTCAATTACAAATTCATGTCCACCCATAAGAAAAGTCTTTGCTGGAGAATCTGGAAGTTTGGATAGTGTTGTTTGTGTAATACTGTATCTGCCTGAAATACCTGATTTTGGAAGAGGAAGATCAAAGTATGCAACTGTCTCTTGTGCATATGATCCTTTATTACTTGGTGGAAATGATTCAACCGCTTTACGTATTATCCAGTCTTTGACCTCTTGTCTACCCATAAGATCCTCAATTACAAGATCATAGTATCTTTTCATATCAAGATCTATTCTATCCCTGGAAGATTTAATGGTATCAATATCGAGCTTTACGCCTTTATCTTCCATTGGAATTGTTACCTCTTTATAAAGTGGCATAACTTCATCAACAAAGAAGAAGTCTTCAAGTCCTTCATCTTTTATCTTCTGTAAATAGTAATCGTATACTCGTAATGTAAGATCGGTATCAGCACATGCATACTTAGACAGAATATCTATATCTGCTTTCCAAATCTCGTAGTTCGCCTTTGTAGTTGAACCACCGTTTGCGTTGATTGACGCTTTTAGTTCAAGCTGCTCCTGATTTGCCTCAGTCTCAATGTCAATACCAATCGAGGTCTGTATGCTCTTGGCTATTTCCTTGAGAGCAAAAGCTCCATGACCATACTCTGAATTTGCGCCCTCTTCTTGGACTGTATGCACCATGAGAATTGTATCTGCGTGTATAGAGTCTATAAGATCTACTCCATAGAAATTCTTAACAAATCTAGTATCAAATGAGAGGTTGCAGCCGATGATCTTCTTGCCTATAAGCAACGTAATAATTCTCTTTGCTATATCATGACACAATACATCATCAATCTTAGCGTCCTGGAGCTCACCATTGACAAATAACATTGTCGGCATATAGTAACCTAGGCCTACTTCACCTGAGACAGAAAAGCCTATTATCTTGCCTCGTCTAGGATTTAGGGAGTTTGTTTCCGTATCAAAGGAAATGAGATCATGTTTTTGGATGTGAGCTATCATTTCCTTGACTTTCTGAAAAGTATCTACTTTCAAATATGTCCTTGTCATAAACTTTATTTTTCTTGTATGGGAATAACTTATTGAGTCTGCTCTGACGCCTTTCACATCCGCAGTCTTCTAAACCTAAAACTTTTTTAGCAAACCACATAGACAAACGATCCAGTCTAAATAAATGAGTGAATCGTGCTATTGTATCTCCAAGACCTCTATTCTTTGTCTTGCTTGACATCTATCTTTTTTTCTATTTGGGTTATGGCACTTGCGATATTGAGTATCACATTCTGAACTTGGAGCCAAAGCGTATTGTGATCTTGTCTTAGTCTATGTATAAGTCTAAATTGGTATACCTGCATTATCATGAGTATGAATATCACAATGAGGTAAAATGTCTGTTGCGTAACGGTAAATGTCATATTTAAATGTATAACTTTTTTATGAGAATATAAAATTTAAATATTGAGTCTATACTATCAATTCACATGCATTTCCAGCACATGCGACTTGGTCCTTAAGATCTGTATTATCTTCAGCTTCTATTACCAGACTTAGATCAATATTTGAAAGTGATCTCATCATCTCTTCATACTTCTCTTGAGTGCATTCTTCAAAAGGCGCTTGAATGTAACTTCCTCCATCGTAATTTAGCACTGATAATCCATTATAGCAAGTCCTATTCTCCCACATCCACTCACCCACTGTCTCCCATTCATTGTCTTTTATTGAAATTGTGGCTGAGATATTGTGCGTGTTTTGACCTGTTCTATGTCCTGGTTTGATCCAATTGTTGTAGAAGTATTTTACTCTCTCAAGCAGATCTATTGCTGACTCTGTTCTGAGTATTGATCCAGCTGGTGCTTTTTGAGGAACTGAGATTACTGCTGTGCTGTGTGGTTTAAAGTACTCGTCTTGTACAAGCTCTGGGTGATATAGGCTGAGGTATGTGTATATTGCTTCATTCTTGCCTACTCTTACATTTCTGATATAGTATTCGCTATGCCACGCATGTATGCCAGAGGATGTACCCAGAACTAATGAAGATGTGCCTGATGGTTTTATTGTAGTGCAACGGGCTGCAGTATTGATTCCTATTGCTTTTGCTATGCGCGCATTTGTCTCTTTTACTATGAGTGCTGCCTTTTTAAGATCTAGCTTTTGTGCTACTCCAGATCCAATACCTGTCATTCCAACTCCAATCAAGGCTTCCTTTTCAGTTGTCTTCTGCCATATAGGTCTGAGATAGTGAAAGTTTGTATATCCTGCTTGTAGAGTTCCGATAATTGCTGCTGCTTTTACTCTGCTATTTAAATCATCTTGATCTACTACACCTGAAACATTTACCTCACATAGATTACAGAACTGATATGGTCTAAGCGCTATTTCGCAACACGGATTAGTTCCCCAATCCTTGTCATTATTTAGATATATTCCCGGTTCTCCTGATCCTGAGTTTTTAATCTTATCCCAAAGCTCCATGAAAAACTCCTTTGTAATTCTATTTCTTAAGAGTACTGCTGAATTATTTGCTCTGCCTCTTTGTGGATTAAGTTCCCACCATTGACCAGACTTACATGAGATCATATCCTCGTCATCTGCAGAAAAAAGTGATATTAAAGCTGCTCTTCTAATACCACCAGCAAGTACTGCATCAGCTATATGACACACCATATCATGAACTTCTATAGGACTTAGTTTGTCTCCATCTTCTTTCTGACTGAGTATACCGTCTAACATTAATAGACATTCTTTTAGTGGCTGAGGACCTGGAGCTTTACCGCCTGAAGTAATCAACATTGCACCTTTTGGACGTATATCAGAAAAGTCAAAATTTATTGTAGATCCTCCTTTGAAATATGATTTAACCAGAGCTTTGACTGCATCTGCCCAACCTTCTATTGAGTCTCCTATTAAAAATCTTGTATGCTTTTTTGGATTTGGTTTTCTTATCTCTGGAAGTTTTTCTACATGATGTTTTTGCACAGAGAAACCAACTCCTGTGCCTCCAAGCAAAAGAAACATTGTCTCAGAAAATGCGTGAATATCATCTATTGGAAGATATGCGCAATTATAAACACGATTTGGTGATATTTCTATTGACTTACCACCAAATTGTAGACTTCTCATAGACGGAAGTACTTTCTTATCATACACATATCCATATGCCCAATCTATTTCAATTTCCATATTAGGATACTTCTTGAGATGCATTGCCTTGTTTCTATCTACCAATTCTTCCCAAGACTCTCGTTTTTGTGATTCTGGTAAATATTTCGAATATTTCATATGTATCGTGATATCCGATAGTATTTCCTGTGCTACGTTCATTTTTGCTTAAATTTTAAAAATAGTTTATAACTTGGGCTCTGAGATGAGTCCATCAAATTGATTTTAGTAGATTGTTGTGTTACTTACCTGGGATAGTAGTATTACCTGATGCAGCTGGGGTTTTAGACTGCATATTTTTTAATTTTGTAGTATTCGTGCTCTTTTGATTTGTTGAATTAAGAGCAGCTATGCTATCATTATATTTGTCAGAAGTTTCATCAGTTCTGAAACCATCTCCCTTTTTTGCCTTATTAAATAGATCTATTATAAAGTTTGCCATATTTGTTTATTTTCTTCGTATTAATAAATATCTGAAATTACTGAGAAAGTTCAAAGAATTTTTTGCTTAATATAGATTTCTCTTCAAAAGTGAGACTCGAATTATTGGTAGTTTTAAAGGCATTATTTGTGGCAGCCTGCATCGCATGAATTTCTTCTTCTGTTAGTTCAGTCTCATCTATCTTTATTGTGCCATTGTCTGTGTCGATCATAGCATTATACGTCATGCCATCTTGTCCGTATCGATTTTTCATTATATGCACTCTACCAGTCTTATTAAGCTTATCAGCTCTCTTCCTTGATAGAGACATAATAAAGTCTGCAATCATGATCTTATTATAGGATCCAGCCGCCTTATCACCTTCTACAATATCGTCTTTTGCTCCAGCTCTGTTTACTTGAGAAACTGACCATATTGGAGTATTCAGCTCTCTTGCCATGCCTTTAACCGCCATGTATACATCGTCTATCTCATCCTTTACTTCTCCTCCAGTAGCTCTCTTTGATTTTAAAAGATCTATATAATCGATGATGATAAGATCTGGCTTATGTCCCATGTCTGTACATTTTCTTATATGGGACTCTAGCTTGCTGACCGTAGTTTTGCCCATAGGGAACTCTGCTATCGTTAGTCTACCTGGTAAGTTTGAGACCACCTCTTCTACCTTTGCTCGATGTAAATGAACTTCCTTAAAACCAATGCCAGTAAATACAGAGTCATATCTCTTGCCTGTATAAATATCTGATAGTTCAAGCGTATAATGATTGACTGTGAGACCTGCTTTAACTGCCTTTGCTCCTAAATTTACAAGAAACCAAGACTTGCCGGAGCCTGGTCCACCGAATATAACTCCAAGATCTCCTCTACCAAGTCCACCCATAAGATGTTCATTTATCTTTATCCATGGAGTAGGTACTGCCTTTCTATCGTCTTCTCTATATCTTTGTTCTATGTCTTGGAGGTATTCATGTCCTACATTTTTATCTGTTCCAGCTTTAAGCGCTGAGTCTATTATAACTCTGATGTCCTCGAATTGACCTTTTGAAAGTAGATCCACTGAATTAAGGAGTGCCTTCTTTAGTTGTTGATTCTTGCAAAAGCTTGAGAACT